TACAGGGTTAAGTGTAAAGACGATCTAGGCAGAGCCTCCCAATTCTTAAATGTAAACACCGAAGCGGTTTTCCCTGCGTTCAACTCCGATAAAAAGGTAGTTGCTGCACAAATGGCAAAAGCGGGAGGATTCGAAAAATTTACGGGGCAAATCTACCAATATAACACGACGACAGCCAATTACGAATACTCAGTATTTTATCCGGTTTTTAAATGGATGGAGATTGAAGCCGACACGCCTACATTCATAACGGCGAGCGCAGACAACGCCCTTTTTGGTAACAATATTTTTGTTATGGCTAAGGACACGGAAAGCTCAGCGGGTGAGGGTGCAACGGACGAAAACGGAAACCCGACAGGCCCGAAAATTGTATCGAATACCGATAAGGTTATCGCGGCTTTGCGCCAAGCAAAAACGGTAAAAAATAGCGGGACGAATCACGTCCTTACAGTCAACACCGAGAAAAAACTCGACGAAGTATTTATGAAAATCGCAATTGGTAACGACATTGAACTGGACAAGTTTAACACCGTCGACGATAAAGCGGGTAAAAAGATTTGTACGGCATGCTATTGCTTCCCTCAGATCCTTTCAAATCCTAGCGAGGGGCTTTTCGGTAATAGTGGGGACGCTTACCAAACTGCGATAAATTTTTGGAAAGCGACTTGCGAGTTTGAAGCGGCTAAAATAGAGGCGGCTTTCCTAGAGATAGGCGTACCGATTCAAGACGTAGTAACAACTAACCCAAACGCTTAGATTATGGCAGCAATTGAAAACATAACGGTCGCAGAAATTAAAAAGTTTTACCCCGTAACGGCGTCTCTCTCTCAGGAGAAGATTAAAGATCTTACGGCTAACATACAAAATGTAATTTTTATGCAAATGTTTGGCATGGACATAGCGACGCGCATATTTTCAGGAGATATAGCAAACGGGGAGAGTGCAAAATTTTTAGGTTTTAGGCTTTTCATCGCGATGTGTATAGCGGGTCAACTTTGCGAAGAGACTTACGTACACACCAACGCGGGGCTAAAAGCTATAAATCAGCCTAATTGGTCAAGTCCTACGGCGCAGACTAAAAATACTACGCTCATAAAGCTTAACAACGCTATCGAGGTGCAATTTATAGAGGCTAAAAAGATCCTGCAGACTGCAAGCGAAAAGCCCGCCAATACTTACGAGCCCTATTCGTCTTTCCAAATCGATAAAATCTAAACTATGGATCACTACGAATTTATAAATAGTAAACCTGGAAGCGGAGGACTTAAAGAGCGGTTACTTGGGCCCACTATTCAGCTTTACAATAAGCTTTCGGCCGAAGAGACGAACAATATACGGGCGAAGCTTAACGAGCTCGTCGATGCAATAAACGTCGTAGGTGTACCGTTGTTCCCCCTCTTCGCTTTAAAGTTCAAAGGTGAGGGGAATTCAAACCCTACGACTTTAGAAGTCGGAGACATTGTACACGGTTTTTACGCTTCGGGTATAATTTGGGATAACGCAGTTTATAACGGCGGAGACCCGCTAGACAAAGCAAATTACACCCGAATAGTCGATAGCTTCGAGCCTGAGCTTTTCACCTCTACGGGGGCCTCGAACCTTTTCATTTTGGCTCAGTCGGGAATGAAAGTACAAAATCTATTTTTAGATAGAGGAATGAGGTACAAGTTCACCGAGTGGGACCAAGTAGGCGACGAGGTCGAAATCTTAGGAGCCACTTTAGCCGCAGGGCGCAAAATTTATATGACACCTTAAAACAAAACACATGAAAAAACTATTTTTAATACTATTATCCTTTTTCGCCTTAACGTCCTACGGGCAGGCGGAGTATGAGAAACTTAAGATCACCGAAAACGTTAGCAGCTTAACAGCGCCAAACGTGAACGTCCAAGAGACTGACGGGGTTATAAACTACAGACCTTTAGCGGGGCTGCCTTTCGCGCAATCCGACACGGGTGTATTGACTTTTGCAAGTCCGGGCATTTCGGTCGCGTCGGGTACTCAGGTAAATATCGGGGCGGTTACGGGCTACATTGTAGACAATGAGACTAACCCCGCCGCACCTACTAGGACTTATGTAAATTACACAGGCGAGACGAATAAAACCGTTACAACTATAGGCGGGGGCCTTACCTCTTACATACTGTTAAGTTCTACGGGCGTAATATCATTTCAAAATACATTTCCAACGAGCGCAGAGCGTAAGGTAAAAATATGGCTCGGTAAAGTCGCCCACCCTTTAGGGGTTGTGACCGTGGCGGGCCCCGAACCTGATTTTATTACGAGTCCTTTATCTCAACACCGAGACCTATTTCAAGCTTTAGGCCCCTACATCAATGATGGAGTTATACCCTACCCCAACGGGGCTAATTTAAGTATAAATGTAACTAATGGGAATATCCACGGGGACGGTATAAATTTTGTAGTCAGTAGAACAAATCCTGGTGAAATCTCAGTAGTTGGCGCACCTATAACCTTTTTACCTAGAACGCAAACAGGTAACGGAGGGGTTGCGATTACTAACGTCGACGTAGGCAACTACGACGTTGCGGGCACTATTACGGCTGTACCGGGTGCGGGTGCAAGGTCTACGATACGTTATATTTATTATATCCCGAATTTAGGTTTTATAATTCAGTACGGGCAACAATGGTATGGTAATATAAACGACGCCGTTGCAAACGTCGGTAAAGAATCACAAACAATATACCCGCCTTTAGCCAATAATAGTATTTTGGTTGGTGTTCTTGTTTCTAGGAAAGACGCTACTCTTTTAAACGACGTGAACCAAGCTAGATTTTTTCCTGCGAGTAAACTAGGGGAGATTATAGGGGCCACATCGGGGGTCTCTACGGGTACATTACAGACGGCATACAATAACAGCTTAACCCCTCAGATAACTACTTCTACAGCGTTGGGCGCAGTAACCGTGCGTAATGGGTCAGCCAGCGACACAAATAACATCTTAGTGGGCCAAAACATAGCGGGGGCAAATACTTTTACTGTTGACGGCAACGGTCTAGTGAAGAGCGGTGCAACTACTTTAAACGCCAATCCTGCTACAGCGAATAATGATTTAGTAAGAAAAGATTACGCTGATACAAAATTAAACAAAACCTATGAATCAAATTTTGATATAGCCGACAACACGTCTACAATATCAGGCACTACTTTCGACGCTTTTGGCATATTAGTTCAGACCTTCTCTAATAAGCTAATTTCAATTTATAGAGAGGGGGCGGGACATTTGAGTAATGACGGTAAAATAGTAATGCGAACTTCTACAGATGGAGGGAAAACATTCTCAGCTAGATCAATTATTCATAGTGAAGTAGCGGGAGTCGATTGCAGAAACGTAGGTGGCGGCGTTACTCCAACGGGTAGAATTATTATATTTTTCTTAAAAGTAAATAATGTAGTTCCTACTTTTTATAGTCAAGGCACAATGTATAGCGACGATGATGGTGTTACGTGGTCGGCTTACACACCTCAAACGTACCCCGTCGGATCTACATTCTATTCTCCTTATGGAAATTTAATCGCAATAGCGAACGACAGATTGCTTTTGCCTTACTACTCTATTTCTCCAAGCGGAGGAATTGCGAGTATGGTTAAATTTTCAGATGATAATGGGTTAACTTGGGGCGGAGATGTTACGGTAGGCACAGATCCAACAAACGGTTATAACGAAACGTCTTTTGCTTATTTAGATGGGGGCACAATATTAGCAGTTGCAAGAAAAACGGACACTTCTGTTTTAAGACAGTTTTTATCTACTAATAACGGTGCAACTTGGACTGACCAAGGTAATTGCGGATTGTCAGAGTCTGGATTAATATCCCCGTGGCTTAATGTATATCGAGAAACGGACGGAGAAAAATATGTTTCTTTATTTTATACTGCAAAAGCTGTAGTAAGAAATATACTGGCTATTTCAGCTTCTAGAACTTCTGTTATTGCGGGAGCGTCAGGATGGATCCCCGAAACTAAAAAAACAGTTGTTACAGGCTCAGGATCAGGGGATTTTGGCTACCCATCATTTGTAAATCCTAGATTTGGCAAAAAAATGTTAGGTATGTATTATACAAGCCCTGACTCTAGCAATCAGCTTAGCGCAATAGGGAATTACACATTTTTTAATTACCAACCAAGCGCAATTTATTACAAAGGGTCTAATACTGGATTTGGCACAAATAACCCAAATTGGAAAACTCATATTGATTCCGGAAGCGGGAACAATTACATATCTCTTACCAATTCTAATACAGGTTCAGGGGTAAATGATGGGGTTTTATTTGGGGTGGATATGGCTAGCGGAGTGCAACTATATAATAGAGAGAATACAGATATTCAAATAGCTACAAACAATACAGAAAGGTTTAGATTTCACGCTAACGGCGGTATATCTATCGGCAACACTACAAGCTTAGGGGCTGGTACTTTAAACGTTACAGGCAATATAACAACTATTGCGGCGACTACAGCGAATCATGCGGTTACTTTAGGGCAAATCGGAGTTATACCAAAAAAATACGTAGCCCTGTTAACTCAAACCGGTACAGGAGCGCCCACAGCTACGGTATTAGACAATACTTTGGGGGCTACAGTTTCATACTCGTATAATTCAGCAGGTAATTATACGGGGACTTTATCATCCCCTATATTAGATGTGAACAAAACGGCTATAATATTAGGTATAAATCAAATAACATCCGGCGGATGTAGATTTCAGACTGCAAATACTGTAACAATAGTAACAACGGCCAATGGCAATTTAAGCAACACGACTCTTGAAATCAGAGTATATCCATAATTAACAATTAAACACAAATAAACATGAAATTGCAAGATATAAATTTTAGAAATGTAATAGCGAGTTTTGTTGTTACTTTCGGCATGAGCGCTATCGTATTTTTTCCGCTTAGCGATTTAGTAATCGGGCTTTTAAGCGGCTACGTTTTGGCCGTAATTCAATTTCTTTTTGGGTCAAGTAAAGGGAGTGAAGCGAAAGATAAAACTATCTCAGATATGGGCAAAAACGCCGTAATGGACGCACCTACTGAGGGGGACCCAATACCCCCGAAAGGGCCAAAAGGGTAGCATTATGAAAGTAGAAAAAATCCCTATGTATTTATTGCTTATGTTTACGGCCGTTTATATGATATACGGTACAGATACCCCGTTTTGGAATGGGTCGTTTTTTGTTTCTAATTACTTAATATTGTCTCTTCTTTTCTTTGAGCAGAAAGATAGGTATATACGTATTTTAGGGACCTCATTATGTTTGTCAATTCTTTTGTTTTCTGTTTTAAAATTCTTTATATCTTTAGATCAGGAAATACTTAACTACTTAAATATAGTCATTTTCACATTGATAGCCCTATCTTTTTATAAACTAGAACCTAACTAAAATTATGAATCACTTATTATCTAAAGCATTTAATACGGGGACTTGGTTCTCCACTATTTTATTTTTCATCAATGATTACATTAACGCCGACGCCGTTTTCAAATCTATAATGGCGATGCTAAGTTTAACGCTTTTGATTTTACAGATAACGAACCAATGGCAAATAAGAAAAGAAAGATTAAGTAAAACAAAATAATTATGAAAGCCGACAAAAGCACATACGACTTTATAAGATCCCCCGCCATAGAGGGGGAAAAACTCACCGCCTATAAATGCACTGCGGGGGTTTGGACGATAGGCCCAGGGGCGACAAGTATAAACAACGTGCCCGTTAAACAGGGCGACACTATCACACAAGAGCAGTCCGAGCAGCTTTTTTATAAAGAGGCTGTACGTTTTGAAAACGAAGTAAACGCCAATAGCACCCGAGAACTTACTCGCAGACAGTGGAACGTTTTATTCTCTATTGCGTGGAACTACGGGACGGGGTGGTATGGCCCGACTAAATTGATTGTAAAGCAATTCAACGAAGACCCCGAGGACTTTGTAGAGATCGAGCGAATACTTAAGCTTATGGATAACCGTAATCGTAGAATGAACGAACTTAAATACTTAAAACAAAAATAATGTCAAAAATCAAAAACACAATCCCTACAGAGATCGCAGACTCTTTGCAAAAAGCCGCGACGTCTTACTCAGAATCGACCGCAACAACTAACGCCGGAGTAGTATTAAGGCTATTCGCCCGAGTTATTCCGGTAAGTTTCGCAATTAAACTATTTGCCCATTTGCTCAGAAAGCAAAAATAAGCATACAAAATCAAAGAAAACAGTTTGGCACGGTATTTGATTTAATTACTACATAACCTTAAACACTAAAATCGTGAAACTTTATAACTGGATTTCTTGGAAACTTTACGGCGGTATAAAATTAACTCCCGCAGAATTTTAAAAACATAAAACGACTTTAGGGTCGTTTTTTTTTATTCTGTAAACAATCAATAAACTAAGTATTCTATTGATTGTTTACGCTTAAATCGTAACAGCCATAAGGCGTAAGCCCAAATGTAAACAAGTATCTAATAATACACCTATAATTTAAAATATAATAAATATATAGTAATAGTATTACACCAAATTACATAAAACGCATTTATACCCGTGGGGACTTTACGGCGCACATTGTTTATTGTTTACAATTTGACGGTTGATAGGCTTAAAGCCTTAAAACTCAACGACTTAGCACGTAAACAATAAAATTCGGTTAAATATTTTAATTTTTATTTGTTAAAAGTTTGCATATTAATAAAATAGTTGTATATTTGTCAAAGTTAAAAACAATCAGATATGCAAACTTTAGACTTAAAAAGAATAATGCTTACGGCAAACCTAAAAGCCTCTTATATCGGGGCGCACTTATTCCCTGATAACAAAGAACCTAGACAGGCAGTACAAAGAGTTGCAAGGGGCGAAGCCTTTTTAAATTCTGAGCAGATAGCCAAACTATCAGAACTGCTAAACGTGCCTATAGGCTTATTGTTTGATTCGACAGCGTGGCACATGAGCGTAGAGGCTGATCGCAAGAATGTTATAAGGTTCAGATCCTATAATTATTACGCCGAACTTAATACGTTAACGATGGTCACACGTGTATCACTTAACGGCGTTATGTTCTTCGAAGAGGTGCACAACGAGAAAAGTATAGGCATACACGACTACCTCTCCCAATTAACGGATTTAATAATCAAATATAAATAACTTTTAAAATTAGAGAAAATGAGCACAATTAAATTAGAGATTACAGTAGACTCGAGTAACGCACAATTAGTCGGGGATTTTTTAGCAAAATTAGGGGGTGCAAGTCAAGTACCTAGTTATGCGAGAACAAAAGCCGACGATTTAAAGGTCGTAGACGCCGAAGAGGTGAAATCCCCTGCAAAAACGCCAACGCCTAGACCGTCAAGAGCTAAGGCCAAGCCTGCACCAGTTGAGGAGGAAATCGAAGACGAAGAGTTTGAAACAGGACAAGAGAGTGAGGGCATGGAAGACGAGGACGAAGAGGAGATCACAGCCGACGACCTTAGAGCGTTACAAGCTACAAAGATCGACAAGCACCGTCCTGCTATCGCCTCACACTACCAAAAGCTAGGGGCGAAAGGTATTTCAAGCTTAGCGCCTGAGAACTTCCAAAAGATGTTCGATTTCCTTTCAAAACTGAAATAGTTTGAATCCGAAAGCAAAGCCAATGGTAAGCCACGAGGAGAGAGCGCACGCCCTCCTCTCGGCTTCGGGCTCTGAAAGGTGGATAAACTGCCCCGCCTCGCCTAGACTCGAAGAGGGTACGCCCGAAGAGACAAGCGTCTACGCCCGAGAGGGCACGCTCGCCCACGAGCTCGCCGAGATAATGATTAAAGTCGATTTGAAAAAAATGACTATGGCCAAGTATCGCGAAGAGTTAGAAGTTCTTAAAAAGCACGAGCTCTATAGCGATAGCATGATCGACCCCGTTATGGATTACGTTAACTATGTTAAGCAGCAATACACCGAGGCGAAACGGATCGATAAGGCAGCGATGATTTTGATTGAAACGCGCTTCGACTTACGCAAATATGTTGAAAACGGTTTCGGGACAAGCGACTCGGCAATAGTTTACGGCTCTACTCTCGAAGACATAGACTTAAAGTTCGGAGCGGGTAAAGAAGTAAAAGCCAAAAATAATACACAATTGATGTATTATGCTTTGGGCGTTCTTGAATCTCTTAGCACTATGGCCAACAGAATTAAAACTATTAAGCTTACAATCGTACAGCCTCGTATGTCAAATATTGACAGTTGGGAAATCTCAAAAGACGAGTTGCTAAAATGGGCCGAAGAGGTTTTAAAACCGAAAGCGATAGAAGCCTATAGAGGCGACGGTCCACAGGTTCCAGGCGGTTGGTGCCAATTCTGTAAAGTACGCCCACGCTGTAAGGCGTTGCACGACTTAGCGATGGAGAACGTAAGGCGAGACTTTGAAGAGCAGGACGACCCGAGACTCATAAACGACGACGAGCTTTTGACCCTTTACCAAAATGCGGACTTTATCACTAAGTTTTTAACTGATGTGAAAGCGACCGTTTTAAAGGAAGCCTTAGCGGGTAAAAAGTGGGAGGGTTACAAGCTTGTAGAGGGTAAGTCTAACCGACAGATCACCGACGAGGCGCAGGCACTTCTTATCCTAAAAGGTGAACTTTACACCACGGACGAGATAGCCAACGTTAAAATAAAAGGTTTGGGGGACTTAGAGAAGCTACTCAAAAAAGCGGGTTTCAATTCACTATTAGAGCATTTGGTTGTTAAGCCTGCAGGCGCTCCGACGCTTGTAGACGAGAATGACAAAAGAGAACTTTACGGCGTTTCGCGTATAGCGCAGGACTTCGCCGAGATAGAAGACGACGATTTAAACTAAAAAAAAATTAATAAAATGGCAGCAGAAAATAGAAGTTCCACAAGAGTAACAGTAAGAGCGATACTAAGCTACGCTAATGTATTTAAGCCCGTAGCGGATCCAAAAAAACCCGACGCGCAACCAAAGTATAAATGCTTGCTTTTGATAGATAAGGAGGACTCCGCGAGCATCTCAAAAATAGAGAAAGCAATCAAAGCCGTAGAGGCGAGAATGATTACGGAAAAGTACGCGGGCAAAGCGCCAAAGAAAGCGATCCCCAACACTTTTAACGATGGTGACGAGGACAAAGAGGGCGAAGAGTTCGAGGGCCGCCACTACATTAACGTTTGGAAGTATAACAAGCCTGCAATTGTAGATAAGAAGCTTAGACCTATAACCGACACCGAAGAGATTTACAGCGGGGTAGTTGCAAACGTTGCGATTGACTTCTACTACTATTGGGGCGACGAGTCGAAAGGTATTACGGCGAGTCTCGAAGCAATCCAAAAAGTTAGCGATGGTGAGCCGTTAGGTGCGAGCCGCGTAAGAGCCGAAGACGTTTTCGAGGAAATGGAAGAGGACGACGAGGATTACGACGACCTAGACTAAAAAAAGTCTCAGCGAGATAGACTAAAAAAAGTCTCAGCGAGATAGACTTAAAAATCTCGGAAACGCTAGCATACCGTAAAAAACGTATGCTTTACGGGAAGTATAGCTCAGTCGGATAGAAGCGGAGGCGCGCGCATAAACAAGTTCTCAGATCGGGGGTTCGAATCCCTCACTTTCCACAAACTTTTCACTAAAAAACTAATAACATGGCTATCGAATTGCACATTGACGTCGAGACGTTCTCGAGCGTGGATATAATGAACTGCGGATCCTACAAGTATTTCGAAAGCCCCGACTTTGAGATTTTAATTTTATGCTATTGCGGAGTAAAGGACGGTAAAAAAGGCGACTTACATACCATAGACCTAGCACAAGGCGAAAAAATACCCCGTAACTTCCTAATGAATTTACTAGACCCTACAGTCGAAAAGCACGCCCACAATGCAAACTTTGAACGTAACGCCTTTAAGGCTATCGGCTACGACGTACCCGTGGAGCAGTGGCACTGCTCAGCAGTCAAAGCGGGTTACTGCGGTTTGCCTATGAGCCTAGACGCCGCAACCAAAGCGCTTAATATGGGTGCAGAGGGTAAAAGCGCAGAGGGTAAAGCCTTAATACGTTACTTCTCTTGTCTTGTGAAGCCTACCAAATCAAACGGCGGGCGTATGCGTAATCTACCGAGCCACAACCCCGAAAAGTGGGAAATGTACAAAAACTATTGTCGTCAGGACGTTGTTGCCGAAATGGGGCTACTTGACCGCTTGGCAGGCTTTGAAATCCCGGAGACTGAAAGACTCAACTATTTTTTAGACCAAAAGATAAACGACCGAGGCGTTAACATCGACGTCGAAATGGCACAAAATGCAATCCTTATAGACGACCGCTTTAAGCTGGAAGTCGTAGACCAATTAAAAGATATAACAGGCCTCGCAAACCCGAACAGCGTCGCGCAGCTTAAAAAGTGGTTGAGCTCTACCCTGCAAACAGAAGTAAACAGCCTTGCAAAAGATACCGTCAAAACACTTATTAAAGAGCATAAGCGCGGCGCTGCGGTTGAGGTCCTAAAATACAAAGGTGAAATATCGCACACCGATTCAATAGAAGACAAAAGAGCTTTCCTAAAAGACAATGATTACATAAATAACTGGCACAAGGATAACTGGGTAAAAAGAGGAACAAGCTACTCCGACCGATCGGGTATAGGTACTTTAGATTTAGTAGATAGCATTTTAGAAACTATAAAAATACAACAAAGTGTAAAATACTCAAAGTGTGGAGTGAAAGAAGCCGTCAAAGTTTTAGAGCTTAGACAGCAAGGCTCGAGCACCTCAACAAAAAAGTATAACGCTATGATTAATTACGCGCTCGAAGACTACACGGCGCACGGGCTTTTATACTTTTACGGCGGATCTCGGACGGGGCGCTGGGCGGGACGAGCTGTACAGCTCCAAAACCTACCCCGTAACAAAATGAAACTCTTAGACGAGGCACGCAAAATGGTTAAGGCGGGAGACTACGAGGGACTTGTAATGACTTTCGATAATATCCCGAGCGTGCTATCACAGTTAATCCGTACGGCGATAATCCCGAAACCAAAATACACACTATCAATGTCGGATTATTCCGCTGAGTTTGGAGTTAGGACCTTAGCACATGAGCAGGATAACGTTTTAGGCGTTGCGGATTATAGCGCAATAGAGGGACGCGTTACGGCTTGGCTTGCTGGTGAGCAGTGGAGACTTGACGTTTTCGCGGGAGACGGTAAGATTTACGAGGCTTCGGCTTCTATGATGTTTGGCGTACCGATTGAGAGCATAGGCAAAGGCTCGGAGTACCGCGATAAGGGTAAAATTGCAGAGCTCGCCCTCGGCTTCGGCGGATCAGTCGGAGCACTTAAAACGATGGGAGGCGAGGCGATGGGGCTTAGCGAGACAGAAATGAAAAACATTGTTGACCGTTGGCGCAAAGCCTCCCCCGCTATTGTTAAAATGTGGTATGAGTTCGAGCGCTGCGCAATACACGCCCTAAAATCCCGAAGCGGCATAATATCCAAACTAAAAGGCATTATCTTTCAATACGAACATAAGTGCTTAACTATTGGTTTGCCCTCGGGGCGCAAATTAATATACCGCGATCCAGTCTTAAGCCGTAACAAGTGGGACAACGAGAGCATAAAGTACAAAGGTAAACACCAAGTAACGGGACAATGGACTTGGGTCGACACTTACGGCGGGAAGCTCTCAGAGAATATAATCCAAGCCATAGCGCGAGACTTACTCGCCGACGGGATGCGACGCCTAGACGCCGCAGGGTTCGACATTGTGCTACATGTACACGATGAGGTTTGCGCCGATATACCTAACGAGTCCCCCGAGTTTATCGTCTCGGAAATGTGCAGGATTTTAGGCGAGCCCGTACCTTGGGCGAAAGGGCTAGGCACACCCGCCGAGGGCTTTATCACTAATTATTATAAAAAAGACTAACCTATGAGAGCTTTAATTATTGACTGGATGGACGGTAGACACTTAGAGTTTGAAACCCTAGAGGAGGCGGAGCGCGAGTATAACGAAATGATAGCGGATAAGTCTATAGAGTTGGACGTTTCGCTATACACGAAAGAGCAAAGTTACACTAATATTGAGCCTCAATAAAATGATACACGACGGAAAACTTAACATCGCAGTAGGCCACTCGGCGCAGTCGGTTAAATGGAAAAACAAAGCTTTTACATGGTCGCAGTTTGTCGACCGTATCGCCGAGAATACCGTAACTCCCGAAACCTACAAAGAATTTATTGCAAGCACCAAACCCGAACAGGGGAAAATTAAGGACGTCGGCGGGTACGTCGGCGGGTACTTGAGAAACGGAAAGCGCAGCCCTAAAAACGTGGTACACCGCCAACTCTTAACGCTCGATATAGATTTCGCGCATTTGGATTTTTGGAGCGACTTTACTCTGCAGTTTGAAAACGCGGCGATTATACACGGGACGCACAAGCACTGTAAAACCGATCCGCGCTACAGGCTTTTAATGCCCTTAGATAGAGAGGTTACGGCCGACGAATACGTCGCGATTGCGCGATCAGTTGCAGGACAGCTAAACATCGAACTTTTTGACCAAACCACTTTCGAGACTAACCGCCTTATGTTTTGGCCCTCAACGCCGAAAGACGTCGACTACTACATGGAGACGCAGGACGGACCTTGGATATGCGCCGACGAGATACTGGACAGTTATATAGATTGGACAGATACAAATCTTTGGCCCTCTTCGCCTGGCCAGTTACTAAGAGAGATAGGAGCCAACGCCAAAAAGCAAGCAGACCCGAGAGAGAAAAGCGGGATAGTTGGGGCGTTTTGTCGTACCTATTCAATCACCGAAGCAATAGAGAAATTTTTAACTGAACAATATATCCCTACAGATCATGAAGAAAGATACACTTACACGCAAGGCTCAACAGCCGCGGGCCTTATTATCTACGAAGACACGTTTGCGTACTCCCATCATGGTACTGACCCGTGCAGCGGGAAGACTTCGAACGCGTTCGATTTGGTACGATTGCACTTATTCAGTCATTTGGACAACGAGAACCAGCCGCAAGGCCAAAGGACTAAGAGCTTCGCGGAAATGGAAAACTTCGCCCGCAAGGATAAAGCGGTTAAGAAGCTTTTAGCCGAAGAGTCACAGGCAAATATAAAATATGATTTCGCCGAAGTATTGGACGGCGATTTTGAGGAAGAGCTCGACGCCGTAGAGGGTGACAACGATAACACCGATTGGATGGTCGAACTCGAAGCGGACAACAAAGGGAACTACTTATCGAGCTCGACAAACATATCGCTTATCTTTAAAATGGACGCCCGCCTCAAAGAGTCGTTTAAGCAAAACATTTTTGACAATAAACGATATGTATTTAGGACTCTACCGTGGCGCGGGATTAAGAAGCCCGAACCGATTAAGAATGTAGACTACTCGGGAATACGAAACTACATCGAAACAATTTACGGGATAACAGGCGTACAAAAGATCGACGACGCTCTCGCCTTAGAGTTTGAGAAACACAGCTTTCACCCCGTTAGGGATTACCTGGGCGGCTTAAAGTGGGACGGCTCACAAAGGCTCGACTATCTACTTATTGATTATTTTGGAATGGTAGACAACGCCTATACTCGCGAGTCGATAAGAAAGTGTTTAGTCGGTGCGGTGGCTCGGGTATTTAGTCCAGGGGTTAAGTTCGATTTAGTCCTCACCATTATAGGGCCGCAGGGTTGCAACAAATCTACGTTTATAGACAAGCTCGGTAAAGATTGGTATAGTGACAGCTTTAGCACGGTACACGGTAAGGAGTCGTTCGAACAACTTCAAGGCGCTTGGATTATAGAGATAGCGGAAATGTCAGGATTTAGAAAGGCGGACAACGAGGCAATTAAATTGTATATATCAAAAAGGGTTGACACGTTCCGCCCCGCTTATGGCCGAAGCCCCGAAGACTTCCCAAGACAAAATATATTTATAGCTACGTCTAACACCCGTAACCTCTTTACGGATCCAACGGGAGGGCGTAGGTTTATGCCGGGCGACGTAGTAACCGAAGACGCGATTAAAGACGTGTGGAAAGACTTAGACGGCGAAGTCAATCAGATATGGGCGGAAGCCGTAGCGCTTTACAAAGCTGGGGAGAAGTTATACTTAAGCCCCGAAGCCGAGACAATCGCACGCTATGAGCAGACAAGCCACAGCGAGACAGACGAACGCCGCGGACTTATCGAGTTTTACCTCGAGAGGGAATTACCCGACGATTGGAGCGCCCGAGGACTAGACGAGCGCCGTATGTTCTTAAACGACCCCGAGGCGTACAACGAGAAAGGCGTTAAGCGTGATCGCGTTTGCATGGTCGAGCTTTGGTGTGAGTGCCTCGGCAAGAACAAAGAAGACGCCGACCGCTACAAGACGAGAGACATTAACGACATTATGAAGTCGTTTCCTGATTGGGAGTACAAGCCAACGACTGCCAACTTTGGGGCGTACGGCAAACAAAAATATTATCAACGAAAAAAATTATAGACATGAGTACTTTAAAAATTTATAATGTAGAATTTACCCCGCTTTGGCCCGTACCCTGCGGGCTAGTAATCGCCGCCGAAAGCCTAGAGGACGCCGAGGCTATAGTCCGAGACACGTTAACACATTGCCCCGTTTGGGAAGTTCACGAGGTAGACCTCAGCGGCGGTGCACAAGTCATTTTTTACGAAAGTGGGAACTACTAAAGACTCCGAAAAGCTCATAGAGAGAACCTTAAACGCTGAGGTTAAGAAGCTCGGCGGTTGGTCGCTTAAACTGCTTTGTCAGTTTGTAACCGGACTGCCCGACAGGCTCGTATTATTACCCGGCGGGATTATATTCTTTGTCGAGGTAAAGAGCACAGGCAAAAAGCCGACACCCGTACAGCGGTTAGTACATGAGAAGATACGGCGGTTAGGCTTCCGCGTTGAGGTTATCGACTCACTAAAACAATTAAATCAAATCCTTAATAACTTATTAGAATGACTCAAATAAAGTTCAATCGCGTATGGGCTATGCCTAATAAACTTACTTTTACAATAAAGCCTATAAAAGAGTTAGTCGAGAAATATGTAGAGCGCTCGGCCGTAATAATAGACCCTTTCGCAAACGTAAGTAAGTACGGGACTATAACCAACGACTTGAACCCCGAGTACGGGACCGATTATAATTTAGACGCTTTAACCTTTTTACAAAAAATGGAATCAGGCAAAGCAGATTTAGTTCTCTTCGATCCGCCGTACTCTATAACTCAGGCGGCCCAATGTTATAAGGATTTTGGGAAAGATAAGCTAGAGAGGTCCGTCGCAAATATGGGATATTGGGCGGATTGTAAAAACGAGGTGGCTCGAATACTTAAACCAGGCGGCGTAGTAATTATATGCGGATGGGGCACAAACGGCCTCGGAAAAAATAGAAGTTTCGAAATGATCGAAATATTAATAGTTCCGCACGGCGGAAGTAAAAACGACACGCTTTGCACGGTTGAATTTAAACTCGATGATTTAGACTAATTATGCAACTGCACAACTACCAGCTAAGAAGCGTCGAGTTTATCGAGGAGAACACGCACGCGGGACTCTTCGCCGAAATGGGTACGGGTAAAACCCTGAGCACCTTAACGGCGATTAACCGTTTAATGAATGAGGACTTCGAGATCGACAGCGTTTTAATTATCGCCCCGAAGCGGGTCGCTGAGGTCGTTTGGTCCGACGAGATTGACAAGTGGCCACACCTTAAAAACTTAACAATCTCAAAGGTTATCGGGAATGAAAAGCAACGCCGTACAGCGCTTAAAACCAAAGCGTCGATACATATTATTAGTCGAGACAATATCGCTTGGCTAGTAGGCGAGTTTGGCGGATCGTTCCTGCCGTTCGATATGCTTGTCATAGACGAGAGCTCGAGCTTTAAAAACCATGCGTCCGAAAGGTTCAAAGCCTTAAAGCACGTGCAACCCTGTTTTAAAAGAGTTGTACTGTTAACGGGTACGCCCGCACCAAACGGACTAATTGACTTGTGGCCGCAACTTTGGCTACTCGATCGCGGTGAGCGTTTGGGTAAAACAATAACCGCGTACCGCCGTGACTACTTTAGTAAGAAGTATTCGGGCTTCGGCTACGAGGCGACCGCGGGAGCAGACGACAGGATCCACAAGCAAATAAAAGATATATGTATGAGCCTTAAGTCTTCGGACTACTTGGAATTACCCGAACGGATCGACACCTTTATAAACGTAGTCTTACCGCCTGCGATCAAACATAAGTACGACGTATTCGAACGGGAGAAAGTTCTCGAAATGCTGGAAGCCGAAGACATTAGCGCTATGAACGCGGCGGCGTTAAGTAATAAGCTTTTGCAGTTTGCAGGCGGCGCAGTCTATGGCGAAGACCGAAACGTCCATGAGATCCACGCTTGCAAGCTCGACGCCTGCGAGGAGTTTATCGAAGCGGCCAACGGTAAGCCCGTCTTTATCGCGTACAGCTATAAGCACGAGCTCGCCCGATTACTTGTAAGACTTAAGAAGTACAAGCCTATAAAGTTAGAGACTCAGCAGCACATTAAGGATTGGAACGCGGGCAAAATACAAGTTATGCTCGCTCACCCTGCCAGCGCCTCACACGGGCTTAACTTACAAGAGGGGCACACGTGCGCCCTTTGGTTCTCCCTTAATTGGTCTTTGGAGTTATACCAACAATTCAATAAAAGACTGCACAGACAGGGCAGGAAATACCCCGTAGTGATTGGTCACCTTATCGCGCAGGGCACAGAAGACGAAACGGTCAAGCTCGCCCTTGATCGAAAAGGTAACACGCAGGATATTTTAATGGCAGCCGTAAAAGCTAAGATCAAGAAATACGGGCTATCATTTAAAAAGAGTTAAATTTTTTAATATTTTTATGTTAAATAATTTGCACAATTGAAACTTAGTTGTATATTTGTAATCAGATAACAGCAACGAAGCGGTTAACTTAAAATGTAAATAAGATGC